TGTTGATAGTACAAACGCTACGGCACCGATTGATGTACTAGATGTATTCATAAGAGAAACAGTAAGCTCAGAAACTACGGACATACCAATGACCAGGTTAAGTAGAGCTGAGTATTCGCACATAACTACAAAGTCTACTACCGGCAAACCAAATCAATTTTTTGTTAATAAACAAACTACACCGACAATATCAGTTTGGCCAGCACCAGACAAATCGAGTACCTATACAGTACACATGAACGTACTTACAAGGATGGACGATGCAGATGTGGGCGCAAATACACTAGATCTGCCGTTCAGATTTTACCCTTGTTTGGCAGCTGGCCTCGCTTACTATATATCTATGAAAAGGGCACCAGAAAGAACAAATACCCTGAAAGCAATATACGAAGACGAGTTTCAAAGAGCTTTATCCCAAGACGAAGATAGAGCATCATTTAAGATACAACCTAATTTAAGGAGTTATAACAACGCGTAATGGCTTTTGCATCTGGAAAATATAGTTACGGGATCTGCGACATTACCGGTTTCAGATACAAACTAAAAGATATGCGTATGACTTGGGATGGTTTATTGGTAGGTCCAGATCAATGGAGTCCAAAACATCCACAGTTAATGCCAAAACCAGCTCCCCAGGATCCACAGGCAATAAGAAATGCAAGACCAGACATAGCAGACGATAACAATGCCTTTTTGGTTTATTCTAATGTTGGCGATGGCAAGCTGGGTTCAGTGCTTACTACTTTCGAGGTTACATCCGGCTTAGGTGAGGTTACAATAACGACATGAGCTTTACATACGCTACATTAAAAACAGCCGTACAAGATTATCTCCAGGTATCAGAGTCTACCTTTACAACTCAATTACCAAGGTTTATACAAGAATCAGAAGATCGTATATTTTCCCTGGTTCAATTACCCGATCAAAGAAAAAACGTCCAGGGCAACTTAACTTCGGGAAACAGATTCCTGGCTACACCAACAGATTTTTATGCACCTATGAGCTTGGCTATAATTAGCTCAAGCACTTACGATTATTTAGACTTCAAACACGCTTCATTTATAAAAGAATATTCACCAGGGACCACACAAGGAACACCCAAGTATTATTCTTTGTTTGATGAAACATCTTTTGAAATCTCACCGATTCCTGATTCAAACTATACAATCGAATTACATTACTTAAATAAACCAGGATCTTTAACCAGTGGTAGTGACAGTGGTACAACAACATTATCTTCGGATTATCCAGATGCGTTGTTGTATGGAGCTTTAGTGGAAGGAGCAATCTTTCTCAAAGAACCTCCGGAAGTCGTTGCCCAATTTGAAGGCCGATTCAAGGAGGCGATAGCTCGTATGAAAAATATATCAGAAGGTCGTGGCACACGCGACGAGTATAGATACGATTCAGTCCGCTCTAGCGTGACTTAATGGTACTAGAACATTTAGAAGGTAAATCCGTAGCAATAATTGGCCTGGGTGTGTCACAGGTAGATTTTGCTATAGGTCTTGAAAACTCAAGTACATGGGACGAAATATGGTGCATTAACTCTGCTGGCCTGGTTTATCCAGCCGACAGGATCTTTGCATTAGATCCGGCCAGTCGGTTTTTTGATTCAGACGATGCTGGCAAACAAACAAACGCTATGATAAAACTTATGTCGGAGTCTGATGTTCCCATATACACTTGTGAGGAAGATCCTAGAATTAAAAATCCAGTAAGATACCCTGTAGAGGATGTATGTAACGCAACCAAATGCGCTTACATGAACACAACAGTAGCTTTTGCCATAGCTTATGCTTTATACAATAAAGTCGGCAGAATAGATCTTTTTGGTATAGATTTCTCATATAAAGAAAACATGCACTTTGCAGAAGCGGGTAGAGCTTGTGTTGAGTTTTGGATTAGCAAATGTATGAGCGAAGATATAATTGTTGGCATAAGCGGTAGATCTACAGTTTTAGATTCAAATGTACCAGCAACAGAAAAACTTTATGGTTTCCATAGATTGGACAAACCTCTAGTAGCCGTACCGCACGAAGGTAGATTTTTGATCGGGCCTTTTGATGAAATAAACGAACAACTTGAAAAGGTTGGTCTTAAAATTAATGAGGATGTTGTACCACCAGAACCATACAAGGGGTGACTATGAGCAATAAGGGTGATTTTGTATTAGGTAATATTGAGGTACATTCAACACAAAACAAAGGACACGATCCAGAATTTTGGGCAGCACAGGCCACAAAAAAGATAGTAAGTATTTCGGATGATGCGCCAGAGCATATCAAACAACAAGCGGTAGCTTTTCAAAACCAAGTTTATACTGTAATCTTGTATTCTATGAAGAACGCGATTAAGTCGCAAAACACGACTTATTCGAATATACTAAGAGAACAAGGCCATGAAGACATGGCTAAAATATTGAAGGAGCTATAATGGCAATAACATCTGCAATATGCACAAGTTTCAAACAAGAACTACTTGTAGAAGGGCATAATCTCACGAATGGTGCTGACAGTATCAAACTAGCGCTTTATACGAGCTCTGCAACTTTGGGAGCGGGTACAACTGCGTTTGTAACCACAGGACAAGCTACAGGAACTAACTATAGCTCTGGTGGTAGTGCTTTAACTAATGTAACACCTACAACTTCTGGCACAACTGCCATAGTCGATTTTGCGGATCTTACTTTTGGTACGGCTACTGTAACAGCTAGAGGGTGCTTACTTTACAACTCAACAAACTCTAACAAGGCTATTGCAGCAATAGATTTTGGTGGAGATAAGACCTCAACAGCTGGTGATTTTACGATTGTGTTTCCAGCTGCAACTGCAACTGGAGCCATTATCAGATTGGCTTAGAGTGCAATAGGATATGTTAGAATCTAACTATGCCTCTAACCAAACTAAATTTTAAACCCGGAATCAATAAAGAGGAAACCGACTACTCTAATGAGGGTGGTTGGGTAGATGGCGACAAAGTAAGATTCCGAAAAGGCCGCGTAGAAAAAATAGGCGGATGGGAAAAGTTTTCACCCTCTTCAATCATTGGTTCAGCAAGAGCCTTGCACTCCTGGATTTCTCTAGGAGGATCCAAATATCTAGGTATTGGAACTACTAACAAATACTACATAGAACAGGGTGGCACTTACAACGATGTCACGCCTATACGAAAAAACACGACAAACGCAGCTACCTTTGCAGCCACTAATGGTTCATCTACTGTAACAGTCACAGACGCAAGCCATGGCGCAGTTAGTGGTGATTTTGTAACTTTCTCTAGCGCTGTATCATTAGGCGGAAATGTAACAGCCACAGTATTAAACCAAGAATACCAAATAGATCTGGTTACAGGGACTAACACATACACAATAACCGCTAAAGATACGTCCGGAACAACAGTTACAGCAAATGCAAGCGATTCTGGTAATGGTGGATCTGCAACAGATGCGGCCTACCAAACAAATTCTGGATTAGACTTTTATGTAGAATCCACAGGTTGGGGTGTAGGTACTTGGGGAGCTGGAGCTTGGGGTTCCTCTACTGCTTTATCTGACACCAATCAACTAAGACTGTGGACACACGACAATTTTGGTGAAGATCTTATAATCAATCCAAGAGGTGGAAGTATATTTCGTTGGGTAGAAAACGACGGCTTATCCACAAGAGCAGTCCAATTATCCGCAGTGTCCGGGGCAAATCTTGTTCCGACAGTAGCTTTACAGGTGATTACCTCAGAAACAGACAGGCATTTAATTGTTTTAGGCGCAGATGCAATAAGTGGCAGCTCAAGAACTGGATCTATAGATCCCATGTTGGTAGCTTTTAGTGACCAAGAAAACGCTTTGCAGTTTGAACCACTGACAACGAATACCGCTGGTTCGTTACGTTTATCTTCTGGTTCTACCATTGTGGGCGGATTAAAAGCGAGACAAGAGGTTTTAATTTGGACAGACACATCCTTATATTCAATGAATTTTATAGGGCCACCTTTAACATTTGCCATAAATCTAATCAATGAAGGATCTGGTTTAATTGGTCCGAAAGCAGCGGTAAACTCACCAAAGGGTGTTTTTTACATGTCGAAAAAAGGTTTTTATTTTTACAATGGAGCCGTGCAAAAACTGCCTTGTTCTGTGCAAGACTATGTTTTTTCAGATCTGAATGAAGGCCAGGCGTTTAAATGTTTTGCTGGTTTAAATGAAGAGTTTAGTGAGGTATGGTTTTTCTATCCTTCCTTAACAGATAACGAAAACGAAATATCAAGATATGCAATTTATAATTATGAAGAAAACTCTTGGAGCATAGGATCTTTAGAGAGATATAGTTGGTTAGCTGCTGGTGTCTTTGATAAGCCAATAGCTGCCGGAGAGGCATCATCTACTAAGTTTATTTATGAGCATGAAAAAGGATTTAA